CCCTTGGGCACGCTCCGCCAGCCCTGGGCCGCAATGCGGTCGATCATGTGTTTGGCCTGCTCAAAACTCCATGTACCCACATGCTGGAAGCCGTATTTCTCCAGACAGCGGATCTGTTTAGGTGTGGTGAGGCCTTCATCCCGGCGCTTGTGCAGCCGGTCCAGCAAAAGGCTGGCCTTGCCTGCCGACTCCACCGCATCCGGCAGAATGCCCAGCTTTTCGAGGGCTGCGGTCTGCTGTTCGGTGGGCGGTCCGGCTTCCCATCCAAAAGCCGGTACATAGCCGGACAGGTCCTCGGCCTGAATGCTCATTTCGTATTGGAGCGGGTCCACCAGCTTTGCCTTCTTCCGGCGCTGTTCAGCCAGCTGCTTTGCAAGGGCTTCCTCTCTCTGGGCCACCACGTCCTCGCTGGCCTGGGCGGCGGCTTCCTCGATGTCCTCAGGACAGCCGGTCCCGGCAAGGTTTTCGGTCATCTGACGGGCCACGGCCCTGTCCTCGCACACAAGGTCTGCCGGGCGGCAGAGCTCATGCTTGTCGGTCATCCACAAAAAGTCGAGGAGCAGCAGGTCGGTCTTGCCCTCGGCCAGACGTGTGCCGCGCCCCACCATCTGGCTGTACAGGCTGCGCACCTTGGTGGGCCGCAGCACCACAACGCAGTCCACACTGGGGCAGTCCCAGCCCTCGGTGAGCAGCATGGAATTGCAGAGCACGTTATACTTCCCGGCATCGAAGTCGGCAAGCACTTCCTTTCGGTCGGCACTCTGGCCGTTGACCTCGGCGGCCCGGAACCCCTTGGCATTGAGCAGATCCCGGAACTTCTGGCTGGTTTTGATGAGGGGAAGGAACACCACCGTCTTGCGGCCTTTGCACCGCTGTGCCATCTCAGCGGCGATCTGCTCCAGATATGGGTCCAGCGCTGTGCCCAGCTGCCCCAGCGAATAGTCGCCGCTGGTGAAGCCAACTTCGGAGATGTCCAGCTGCAGGGGAATGGTCTGGGCCATGATTTTGCACAGATAGCCCTCTTTGATGGCATCGGTCAGCTTGTACTCATAGGCCAGGCTGTCGAACACCTCGCCCAGATTCCGCATGTCGCCGCGGTCAGGGGTGGCGGTCACACCCAGCACCTTTGCACTCTCGAAGTAGTCCAGGATGCGGCGGTAGCCGTCGGTGATGGCGTGGTGGGCCTCGTCAATGATGATGGTGCCGAAGTAGTCCCGGGGAAAGCGTTCCAGCCGAGCGGAGCGCTGCAGGGTCTGCACGCTGCCCACCACCACCCTGAACCAGCTGTTCAGGCAGGTGGACTCTGCCTTTTCCACGGCGCTGACAAGGCCGGTGGAACGCTGGAGCTTGTCAGCTGCCTGTTCCAGCAGCTCTCCCCGGTGGGCCAGGATGAGCACCCGGTCCCCGGCACGCACCTGATCAGCGGCAACGGAGGCGAATACGATGGTCTTGCCGGTTCCGGTGGGCAGCACCAGCAACGTGCGCAGACGGCCCTGCTCCCACTGGGCGTGGATGCTGTCCCGGGCGGCCTGCTGATAGGGGCGCAGGGATTGGATGTTCGCCATCAGAATGCCCCCTGTGTCCAGCCCTGAGCGGGTGCGGCCTTAGGTTCCGGCGGCGGCAGGAAGCGAGTGACCTCATTGCTCTGGCCGGTCTTACCTGCGTTGGGGCCGCTCTGCTTGGTGTACTCCCGGATGCCCAGACGGCACCAGCCCCGGGCACCCACCACCTCGTTCCAGCGGGGGCGGAAGGTCTCACCGCGCTTGCACTGGCCGATGCTCTCGAAAAAAGCACCCAGCAGACCCTGGGTCTTGGTGTGCAGATACAGGCGGTCGGTGACGGTGGCATCGCCCTTGGCCCCGCCGAAGATCTTCAGGGTCAGCTTTGCCATGGAGCAGGGCGGGAGCTTGGCACTGCCCTCAAAGCGGGCACGCTCCATGCCGGTGACCTCAAAGGCATAATCGCCCTCGGGCAGGAGCACGAACTCCTGCTGTTCGTTGGTGAATTCGTCGTCCCAGTTCAGGGCGCGGTCGGTGTTCATCTCATTCATAAGTAAAAGCTCCTTTCAAAATCATCAAAACGGCAGGTCACGGCTGTCCAGCACCATCTGCAGCACCTGGGGCCATGCGGCTACCAGACAGCCCTCTACGAAATCGGCCGGGTAATCCCGGATGGGCATATCCTCGGGGAAATAGCCCCGCTTGCCCACCACAGCCTGCAGCTCCTCCGGCGTGACGTTGTTGGCGCTCATCAGGGGGGCCAGCTTTTCCGGCACGCCCAGCGCGATCAGGTCCGGTGTGAGCAGAGCTTCGGGCACTTCCTCGCGGGGAGTCTGGGGCTGCGGAGCCGGAGTGGGCAGGATGTCGACTTCCGGCTGGGGGCTCGGTTCCGGCTTCGGCTTCGGCGCGGGCGCAGATGCGGTGCCGGGGATGCAGGCGGCGATGCCGGTGTAGTCAAAGGGGATCTCGTCGGGCAGGCCGAAGCGATTCTTGGCATCCCAGCAGGGGTGATGCGCTGTGTACATCACCCGGCGGCCGCCGGTGACCTTGTTTTTTGCGTTGGGGGCGCTGCTGCTCTTTTCCACCACGGTCTGGTAGTTGACGAACAGCAGCATGTCGCACCACTCCCGGATCAGCGGCTCCACCTGCTTGGTGGTCTTCATGGTCCAGCGGTCGTAGCTGCCCGCCGCATCCGGCTGTTCGAACTTTGTGATGGACGCGTGGGCAAGGATCAGAACGTTGTGCCCTGTGTTCAGCACCTCTTCCAGCGCGTCCAGCAGCTTGCCGAACTCCTCCTTCAGGTAGGTGTAGCCTTTGCCGTAGCCAAAGCCCTCCAGCCCGTCTACCTTGGCCTTGGCACAGACGGCATCAATGGCCAGCCGTTCGGCCCAGTCGGCGGTGTCGATGACCAGCGTGCCGCAGGGGATGTTCCCCCTGCGCACCTCGGCCACCTCGTCCAGCAGCATGGCCCAGCTTGTGGGCTGAGGCAGGCGCTTGACATTCAGCCGCTTTGTGCCGCCTTCGGTGTCGATGAACACCGGGTCGGGGAAGTGGGAGGCAAAGGTGCTCTTGCCGATGCCCTCGGGGCCATACAGCACGGTTTTGACCGGGGTATCCTGCACTCCGGCGGTGATGGCATACTTGCTCATTTAGAACGCTCCTTTCGTCCAGCTCCTGGGCTGGGGCTTTTCGGTGACAGGCGGCTCGGCATCTTTTACCATGCCGTCTTCGATGATGATCTGGCACTCGCTGCCGGTGGAAACGCGGGTGGCGATGGCCTGCAGGTGCTCTGCTTCCAGCCAGCGGCCAAACTCGGTCAGGGTGGTCATGTCCATCTGCTCCAGCTTGTCCAGCAGTACAAAACCGCAGTCCGGGTTCAGGCGGCGGACGATGGCGGCAGCCACCCGCAGCTGATCGCTGCCGGACATATCCCGCCAGTGCTTTCCTTTATAAGTAAGGGCACCGTCCTCCACGCTCAGCTCCGGCAGGGGCAGGTCAGCACCGTTCAGCAGGGCCATACGGTCGGCCCGCTTCTGAGTGATGGCTTCGGTGAGCTTGTCGTAGTCGCTGGCATACTGGGCAGCCTCGTCCTCGGCACGGGCCTTTTCCAGATTGGCACGCACCTTCTGGTTGGTCTCCTCGATGCTCCGGATGGAGGCTTCCAGTTCGGCGGTGGATTCGTCCTGCAGATTCTCGGCAGAGGTCTGGGCGATTTTTACGTCGGCCTGCATCGTGGTCAGCCGCTGCTTTTCCGTGCTCAACTGAAATTCAAGGTCTGCAACCACTTTTTTCTGCCGTTCAAGCAAATCTGTGAGCTGAACTAATTGATTGCGCTTGCGCTGGTTCTCGCCGTTGCGGGCGAGGATCTCCTGCTGCTGGTGGATGAGGTCGGAGGCGCTGACAGGTTCCTCCGGGGCTTCCGGGTAGTAGATCAGCTCCTCGGCAAAGTGCTTTTTCTGCTGGGCCAGCTGGCCGGTGAAGGTGCGCTTGTCATACAGGGACTTGATCTCCAGATCCCGGACGTGCAGCTCGGTGCCGATGCCGATGATGCGCAGCAGGATGTCCGCTTTCTCCTTGTCGGATGCTTCCATGAAGCGGGGCAGATCAAGGGCCAGCGGCTCGATAAAGGCATTGAGCAGCTGCTGGCCGCTGCGCCGCCCGGTGGGGTCGGTAACGGTCAGGGTGCTGTTTTTGCCCTTGCGCTCCACGATCACGCCGTTGGAAAGGGTGACCTTGAGATGGGCGGGAGCCACGGCCCCGTCCCGCTGTGCGGCATTGGGGCGGAAGCGGTCGCCGCCCAGGGCCCAGGCAAGGGCATCCAGCACACTGGTCTTGCCCTGATTGTTATTGCCGCCCACGAGGGTGAGCCCAGTGGGGGCAGGGGTGAGCGCAACTGCTTTGATGCGCTTGACGTTTTCGGCCTCAAGGGCCGTGATGGTTACAGACATCTGGATACCTCCCCTTGGATCTGTCCGAGTGTGTGAATGAGCATATTGGTCAGCTGTTCCCGCTGTTCAGGCGGAAGCCTGCGGAGGGACGGGACCACCATTTTGCCGATGTTCTGGAGAGAACGGTCGGCCAGCAGCACGTTGTCATAGGAGCTGTGGGCATCTTGTTCGCTGCCGGAAGAGGCCTGTTCCAGCTGTGCCCGCAGGTCGGCGGTCATCTCGGCGGCCATTTCCCTGGCCTGACGCTCCACCTCTTCCTTGTCCACCACCGCAGTGATGGGCTGTTTCTTGAGCGCGTCGTTCTCGGCCTTGAGCTTGTCGCCCCGGAGCTTGGCCGCTTCGGCCATCTGCCGGGAACCAACCAACTGGTTCTCTGCGTCCTTGGCCCGGGCTTCGGCCCTGTCGCGCTCGGCTTCGGCCTTCTGGCGCTGGAGGTTGGCCGCAATGCGGCTTTCGTACATTTCGTTATAGCTCCGTTCTGCCTTTTCTTTCTCGGCTTTCAGCCGGGCATTTTCCTTGTCCAGCCCCTGCACATCCGCAAGGGCGGCATCCAAGTCGTTTTTGGCAGTCTGGGCTTCATCCTGTGCCTTGCTTACCATATTCCACGCCTCTTCCTCCCGGGCTTCGGCGGCAGCGGCACGGTCCTTCTCGGCCTTGATCTGGGCAAGGGCTTCCTGATACTGCTTGTTGGTGGTGATGTCGCCACTCTTGACCTTCTCCACCAGCTCCGGCGGGGCACTGGGCTTTGCCACGGCGTACAGCAGGGTGGGCGGCAGGGCTTCCAGAATAGCCTGCTGGCGGGGGCTGCTGCCGTCCATCAGGGCAGAGACTTGCAGCAGGTTGTAGGCGGTTGACTTTGTGATGCCGATAGAGCAGCACCATGCCCGAAAAGAATCATCCCCGCGATTGCCATGCTTTGAGTTGTCCAACAATTGGACAACTCCGCACAGCGCATCATGGGCGGCGGCAATGGCATTGCCCATGTGGACAAGGCCGCGCTCGGCCATCTGTTTGCCGTGGCGGTATTCGTCCTCGGCAAAGTGCAGGTCCTCCACGGTCTGGTCAGTCAGGCCGGAATAATCAAACGCCGGGCGCATTGCATCCGGCACGGTAGTTAGGGGCTTGTCCTGCATGGCACCAGCTGTTGATACAGAAGAACCGCCCGCCGATGCGGCAGGGGCCGATTCGCAGTTCTGCAGGGATGTCGCGGGGGTCGATGCGCTTGCATCCGCCCCGCTCTCCGAGATGGTCGGCGTTGCCGCTGTGGCAGTCGGAACAGCATTCTCTGCCGTAGTCACAGCAGCATCCGCATTCTGGGCAGGTGCACATGAGAGAATCTCCTTTGCTTTTTTGATGTCGGCAAGAATCTTTTCCATTTCCTGCTGCGGTGTCATGTCCTTGCGGCTTCCATCCGGATTGAAAAACTGACCAAACAGCTCTCTTTTTGCGGCAACACCTTTCAGATTCTGAGTGCATGTGATTGTCAGGCAATAGCGCCCGTCAGATCCATAGTCCGATGCACGAATATCTTTGGAAATTGAGCCGAAAATCTCTCTGTCTGGATAAGTGTCTTTGATCCATGCGGAGACCTGAGACAGAAAGTCGAAGTCCAGACTATGCAC